ATGATTCAGTGTAAACGGGTGTATGACCCGCAGGAAAGCAGCGACGGCTATCGGGTGCTGGTCGACCGTCTCTGGCCGCGGGGGATTAAAAAAGAGGCGCTGGCCTGTGATGAGTGGTGTAAGGAGTTAACGCCTTCCGCTGAGCTGCGCAAAGCCTTTCACGGCGAGGCGATCGATTTCGCCCACTTCAGCCAGCGCTATCGTCAGGAGCTCGACGCCCATCGCGAAACGGGCCTGCGGCTGGCGGCGCTGGCGCAACGCCAGCCGCTGACGCTGCTGTACGCTGCGAAGAACACCGAGCAGAATCATGCCCGGGTGTTGGCCGCCTGGCTGGCGGCCCTGCCGGTTACGATTTAGCCGGATGATCCCGGCGCCACAGCGCCCACTCGTCGAGGGTTTCGCCGCTGGGTAGTTTGCACTGGGTGCTGACGCCCTGCGGCGTTTGCACCGGCACCCGGGTGCCGCCGGATTGCTGACAGTATACCGCCGCGGGGTTGGGCATGCCGATGGTTTTCGTCGGCGCAGTGGGCTGCGGCTGGGCACAGCCGGCTAATACCAGTGGCAGAATAGCCAGTAACTTTTTCATTGTTCCTCCCTTTCCTGAATGCCCGGGGATTTTAGCCTGAATCTCCACGTTTTCTCCATCTTGCCTGCACTTTTCCCCCGTAGAGTAGCCCTGTTCTCGAACTGACCAGAGAACAGATCATTCCATAATCAATGAGTTTTTCCCCGTCGCCCCCGACGGGGCTTTTTTTTGGGATTTAATAAATTGAAATAAAAGGATTTGTTTCAAAAGTGTCCACATATCGACCACATTGACAAGAATAGCCCCCTTTCCAGGGGGCTATTTTTATACTGCAAGACTAAGTTGACTGTTCCCGTAATGAGAAGCCGGGAAAGCGTCGCCGGGGATGAATCCTGGCGGCAATGGATCTGCGCTGGTTGAGCGCTTCGTTACTCTGCGCTCTACGGTGTTAAGTGTCGTGAATGACTCACTGCATTCAAGATTCTGGCATTGATGATATTGCCGGATGGTGAACTCGCTTAACCGGCGGCTGGTGCGGGTACGGGCGTTTGCGCCGCAGTAGGGACAAACAAACATGATGATCTCCCATAGGGAGTTGAACTCACGCCTATTATGGCCGCTACTGTTCAGTTTCTGCAATCCAGTCGCTTATTTTCGCCTCAAGCTCCATTTTCGTGGTAAATCCATTATCACCGATCACATGTTCCGCTCTGGCAATGATCCAATCCTGATTATCGATTTCAGGCTTAAAGCCCGACACGTTCAGATGCATACCCGGATATAAATCGGCGCGGCCGCGCGCCAGGGTTATCGAAAACTGTGCCGCGCCTTTCTGGAGCTGTATCCATTTTGCCGCAGCTGCGCGCCTGGCCGCCGTTTCGTTCTGATAGGTTTTACGCAAAACATACACGTTACCTTCAGCGCCCTCCATGTAATCCCCCTCCGGCCGGCTGCTTTTCTCCTCAGCCTTTTTTCTGGCAGTATTTGTTTTGCGCTTAGTGACCTTGACCGGTTTTTTCTTGCCGAAATTAAGATCCAGCCAGTACGCCCGCACACCAGTGTAAGCATCACGATCGGCAATGCGGAACCTGTGACGATCTCCGCTGGCACGGGTTATCTCAGCCGATGGCAGCGCCCTACCGGATGCACTGACGCCGCCCCCAGGCAGGATAAACAGCAGACAGCCATTTTTCACGGTGGCAATGCCCCCCAACATCTCCGCCATGCGCGTTAAAAACGACATGTCGCTCTCTTCGGTCTGATCCGCATGGTCGATCTCAATGTCGATCAGGGCCTCGCTAATCATCGGCTTCAGGTCATAACGCCGGGCTATGGCCGATACCACCCGCTCTACCGTCACATCATGCCAGGACACCTCCCGCCTGACGTTCATCTCTTCGCGAAAATCAGCGCTGTGCGCGGTGATGTCGATTACATCCGGCGGCCCGCTATGCCCCACCTCGTCAACGGTGTAGAGACCTTTGTAGATCAACGCCTCACCCAGCCAGCCGATGGACACCGCCAGCTCCGCACCGCGTGGGGGTAAATCCGTTACTCCGTCAGAGTCATCTACTGACAGAGTTAGCTGATCAGCATCAAAACCGTTGTTATCTGTAACAGATAGCGAGGTGATGCGGTCGGCCAGTTCAGTCAGGGCGACCCCACCCAACGTGATACTAAAATCCGGTGTCTTTACGACCTCACTTAATTTTTCTAAATACCCTTCGGCTGCTGTTGTTAGCGTGTCTGCTATCGACATAACTCCCCCGTTTTTTGCTGATGATTCCATGCCCGCGCGCGGGGCTGAATCCCTTTTTGTTGTCAGCGAACGGGCAGACCGGCAACCAGGCGACGCCAGCAGACTTAACGTTGAATATGGCCCTGAACTCAAAGAGCAACATGATGGTGAACTTATGTCTGAAACTCGTTTTCACGGCGTCCGCTCTCGCGAAAATACCGACCTACAGCAGGCAATCAATGACATTGATTCCAGCGTGATCGGTATTGTCGCGGTTGCTGATGACGCCGATCCGGAAACCTTCCCGCTCAATACGCCGGTTCTGCTGACTCGGGTGCGTAACGTCCTCGGCAAGGCAGGTAAAACCGGGTCACTTTACAAAGCTCTCAAAGCCATTTCCGATCAGTGCAGCCCGAGTGTTGTGATTGTCCGGGTGGAAGAGGCTTCCGATAACGGCGCCAGTCAATCTCAGGCCGTTATTGGCGGAACAGATGGCGACAGCTACACGGGAATGTATGCCCTGCTGACGGCGGAGGCCAAAACCGGCTATCGCCCGCGCATCCTGGCGGTACCGGACTACGACACCGAGGAGGTAACGTCACAGCTTTGCGTGATTGCCCAGAATCTTCGGGCTTTTGTTTATGCCGGTTGTAACGGCTGCGCGACCATGGCGGAGGCTATTGCTTATCGCAAAACCTTCGCTTACCGCGAGCTGATGCTGATCTGGCCGGACTTCATCGCTTACAACCCCCTGACGGATGATAACGAAACGTTTCCTGCCCCGGCATACGCCTGCGGCCTGCGCGCCGCTATTGATAACAGCCAGGGCTGGCACAAATCGCTGTCGAATGTTGTGGTGAATAACGTTCTGGGTATTTCGAAAGATGTGTTCTGGGCATTGCAGGCAGAAGACAGCGACGCTAACGAGCTGAACAACAACGAAATCACGACGCTTATCAAGCGTGACGGTTTCCGCTTCTGGGGTAACCGCACCACGGACACCGAAACCTACACTTTTGAGGTGTTTACCCGTACCGCGCAGATCCTGGCGGACAGTATTGCGGAGGCGCAATTTACCTCTGTTGACAGCCCGCTCACTCCGGCCAACGTGAAAGATGTGGTAAGCGGCATCCGCTCTGCTCTCAGCAAAAAAGTCACTGCCGGCCAGCTTATCGGCGCTGACTGCTGGTATGACACGCTGGATAACGGCACCACGGATTTGCGCCAGGGAAAACTGATTGTGCGCTATAGCTACAGCCCGGTCCCACCGCTTGAAGATCTGACGCTATACCAGACCTTTACTGATGATTTTTACGAACCGGCGTTCGCGTCGCTCGGGAGTGAATAATGGCTGTTCCTCACAAACTGCGGCTTTTTAGCTGCTTTGTTAACGGCGACAACTATCTGGGAAAAGTGACCTCTTTCACTCGCCCCAAACTGTCACGAAAGGTAGAGGACTATCAGGGCGGTGGCATGCTGGGTGCGGTCGGTGTTGATCTCGGCCTTGAGGCTGGCGCGCTGGATTCCACCATTGTTTTTGGCGGCGTCATTAAGGCTCTGTTTCTCGAATACGGAGCAGAAATTGACGGCACGCGGCTGCGCTTTGCGGGTGAATATTTCACTGATGGCGAAAGCCAGCTTGTCGAGGTGGAGCTGCGCGGGCGATTTACTGAACTCGACGGTGGAGATTCAAAACAGGGAGAAGACACCGAGGAAAGCTACACCTTTAAATCCACCTACTACAAATTCTCCATAGATGATCAGCCCATTATCGAAATCGATCTGCTGAATTTCATCTACAAAAAGAACGGTCAGAACATGTTCCCGGACCGCATCACCTCTGCCCTTGGCATGGGCAATTGATAACCTTTAAGAGGGTGGCAACGATGCCGCCCGGAGATTTTAAACATGGCTAAAAAAACTAAAAACCTGTTCACGCTGATGCAGCCGGTAGTTCGTAAAGACAGTGAGATCGGTCAGGTGGAAATCACTGGCGCCATCAGTCAGGCCGGATCGTTGCGCGGCCTGAATCTTATCCGCGTTGCCAATATGGATGCAGACTCAATTGCCACGCTGTTGACGCGAGTCACCGCGCCTGCGCTGACACAAAAAGAAATCAACGAAATGCACACCCTGGACTTTATCGGGCTGGCAGAGCTTCTGGTCCCTTTCTTGAATCCGCCGGAGCCTGGAGCGTCGAACGTGGCGGAGACGGAGAGCGAGTAATCACCGTTGCGTTTGACCAGATAGACGATCTGGTTGCTGATATTGCCGTTATTTTTAACTGGCCGCCCTCTGAAGTTTTCGGCATGGATCTTGGCGAGGTGATAGCCTGGCGCAAGCGGGCGGCGCTTCGAAGTGGTGCCAGTGATGAAGAGCCTTGATATCCGCGTTGCTTTCAGCGCGATCGACAGATTTACCCGCCCCGTTAATGCTGCCCGCCAGAGTGCGGGCGGCCTATCCGACTCCCTCAGAAAAACACAATCCACCCTGAAAGGACTCGATAAGAGCAGTGCCACTTTTCAGCGAATGACCGCGGCCGTCGGCAAAACCGACCGTTCCATCTCACGTGCCCGTGCCCGCTTTGATGGCTTGTCAGAAGCGCAACGTAAAAACGGAACTCTGACGGAAAAACAGCAAATACTGATGTCCCGATTGGGTGAGCGGCTTGATCGGTTGACCGCAAAACGCGTGACGGAAGTGGCCCGCCTCCGTGAGAGTGCATCAGCCCTGCGCCAGCATGGCGTCATGCTTTCCGGTAGTAGCGCCACCATCGGTAACGCGATACGCCGCACAGAACAATACAACCAATCCCTTGAACGGGAAAAACGGCAACTTGCTGCGGTCACTCAAGCTCGTAAACGTTACGAGGGTGCACAGCAGATGGCCGGGAAGTTGCGCTCTGGCGGTGCCATAGCATTAGGTACAGCAACCGCTACCGGGTATGGCGCCGGACGCTTCCTGTCGCCTGCGGTTGGTTTTGATGAGGAAATGTCAAACGTCCAGGCGCTGACGCGACTCGATAAAAGCGATTCGCAGCTGGCCGCCTTGCGCACTCAGGCAAAAAAACTCGGTGCTGAAACCGCCTTCACCACACGTGACGCCGCCAGCGGCCAGGCCTTTCTCGCGATGGCTGGCTTCACGCCAGATGCTATCCGTGCCGCACTGCCAGGCGTGCTCAATATGGCGCTGGCAGGCAGCATGGAACTGGGCGAAACGGCAGACATCGGCTCAAACATTCTTTCTCAGTTTTCCCTCGATGCCGGAGAAATGGACCGCGTCAGCGATGTGCTGACAGGTACATTTACCCGTACCAATACCACGCTTAGCAGCCTCGGCGAGACAATGAAAGTTGTCGGGCCGGTAGCAGCGGGACTTGGGATTAGCCTGGAAGAAGCCGCAGCCATGACCGGCACGCTGGCGCGCGTGGGTATTCGCGGTAGCGAGGCCGGTACGGCAATGCGTCGCTCACTCTCCCGCCTGGCCTCCCCAACTACGGCAGCCAAAAAGGCACTCAAAGAGCTGGGAGTGGAAACTGCCGACGCGAGCGGAAAGATGCGACGTCCGTTCGATATTCTTCTCGATCTACAAAAACGCGTTTCCCGCTTTGGCGAGGTGGATCAGGTTTCATTTTTCAAAGATATCGCCGGAGAAGAGGGTTTTACGAGCCTCCAGTCTTTGGTCAACGGCGCAGGTGATGGCTACCTCCAGTCACTCCATGAACAAATTGCAGAAGCACATAAAAATCAGGAGGCGTTCGCCGTCGCTAACAAGAAGAAAGACAACCTTGGCGGCGATTTGAAGGAGCTGGACAGCGCGTGGGAGGCGTTCCGCATTTCTGTGGCGGAGACAGTAGACGGCCCATTGCGCAGACTGACACAGGGGCTTAGCCGGGTTATTGGCACTGTTCAAAGCTGGGTAGAAGAAAACCCCAGACTCTCACAAACGTTGTTACTCGCCGGCGGGACTGCACTGGCACTGACCGCAGTAATTGGCGGTATGTCATTAGCTGCTGGTCTGCTGATAGGTCCGCTGGCGAAGCTCAGACTGGGGTTTGCGCTTCTCTCCGGCGGGAGCGGAATCGGAGGTACGGTATCAGCGTTCCGCATGTTGAGTGCTGTGGGCAGCAGTTCACTGGCAAAAATTAGCGGATGGGGTGCTTTACTCAGCGGCCTGGCCGGACGCCTCGGCGTATTAACCAGATTGATGGTACCACTGCGCGGCGCGTTACTTGGCGCCTTTACCTCTCCGGGGACTGCTATCAGCGCCCTGTCAAAAAGCATTGGCGGGCTGGCGATCCGACTAACGGGGATCCCTGCTCTCTTCAGCATTGTAAAAGGCGGAGTTGCGGCGCTGGGCGGCGGATTATCAATGCTGTTGAGCCCAATCGGTTTAGTGGGTGCTGCGTTTGTAGCGGCTGGGGTACTGATCTGGAAATACTGGGGACCAATTAAAGCCTTCTTTAGCGGTTTTTTTACAGGCGTCATCCAGGGGTTAGCGCCAGTTCATAACGCATTTTCCCGGCTGGCGCCCGTTTTCGGGGTCATTGGGAATGGCGTCAAAAACGTCTGGAACTGGTTTAAAAAAGTATTAACGCCCGTTGAGGAGAGTCGCGAGGCGCTAAACAAATGCGCCAGCGCCGGGCAGACTTTTGGCGAAGTCCTGGGGACCGCACTTAGCGTTCTGCTTTGGCCGCTTCAGAAGTTAATGGAAGGCGTCGGCTGGTTACTGGAGAAGCTCGATCTCATCCCCGATGGCATTGAAAGAGCCAGGCTGGAAGCGGCCAGATTCAGGGCTATTCCGGTTATGTGGGAATGGGATGAAAAATCCGGGCGCATGGTTAAAAGGGAGTGGCAATGGTCATCTGAAAAGCCTGCAAGCAAAGGCAGCGCCCCGCCGCCCAATGTGCTCGGGGGCAACTCTGGAACAGAGCGGCGGCTGGGCCAAATCGCGGATAACACCAAAGGCCTTTTAGATGAGGAAAAGCGCAAACGTATCGGGCCGGGTGACATTGTATTTAAAAATCTCCCTCCAGCCTTTGCGGTGCGTGGTGAATGGCAGGAGTCGAAGCTTGTCCGCCAGTCTGTCAGCGCTCGCCCGGTTATTGCCGCTGGCGAACCATTGATAAAACAGACGCAGGCATGGCAACCGGTACGCCGAAATCAAAGCACCCACACGGCGGCTGCGGCTCAAGGTAATAGTTTTTCCGGTGATATTCACATCCATCTGCACGGCATTCAGAACAGCAATCCGCGCGAACTGGCGCGACTTGTTGGCGAAGCGGTACGCGCAGAAATTGAAAAACAGCAACGCGCTGCCCGGGGTTCGTTCCGGGATAACGATTAATTTGGAGTAATAACTATGATGATGGCATTCGGACTATTTGTATTTGAACTCAGGACACTGCCCTATCAGCAATTGCAGCTGTCCCGTAACTGGCGGCACGTTAAAAATGATCGTGTGGGCAGGAGCGCAAGATGGCAGTACGTTGGCGCAGGTGAGAACCAGCTGACGCTGGGTGGATTGCTGTATCCTGAAATCACTGGCGGCAACCTGTCTTTGGGTGCAGTTTCAACGATGGCCTACACAGGGTTGGCCTGGCCACTGATTGATGGCATCGGGTCCATTTACGGGATGTATGTCATCACGGGGTTGCAGGAAACGCATCAGGAGTTCGATCGCTATGGTAAGGCGAAAAAAGTAGAGTTCACACTCTCGTTGCAGAGGGTTGATGAAGATATCAGGGAGCGGCTGCAAAGTGCCTCTGTGAGCAACCTGATGGCAACGCTGAAGGATGGTGCTGAAACAGCGTTTAATACGGGTCTAGATGCCCTTAGCGATCTTACGCCCTGAGTTACAGCATAATCACTCCTGACATACATAATAACGACAAACAAAGTCTGTAAAAATCCTTCAGACAATTGCTGTACTTAGTGCTATTAGATTTCTAATTTACGACATATATACCTAAGTTATCTTTTCCTGAGTAATTTCAGGTTTGAACTGTTCTTTAACACAACTCGTTGCTGCTTTCACTTTTTCTTTGTAAGTTGCTTTGGAGAAACTAGTCGACAAGGTATCCATCACATCAGTATCATTATCAGTTATCTGCTCAAATGACAGCAGTAACTGATAATGATTATTTCAACTTATTTAGGAAGGCGTCACTTCTTCCATGACGGCATTATTAATCTCTTTGATTATATTAGAGGATACTTCCCCTTTCAAATCACGATCAATGAATACACGAATAAAGTACTTTATACTTTGATACTGGTCTAACTTATCACCACATTCACTCAATGATTTTATTTTATATGTATTATCAACATTTTTAATTAGAAGTTTAATCTCGGTCTTATCAATATCTTTGAATGCTGTATCAGATACAACATCAATAAAGTATTCATGTGATTGAAAATGGGCTCCCAAAATAGGCTGTAATCTAGCCTGTATTTTCCTCCTTAACTCTCCATTGTCTTTATCCGTAATACTTGCATTTTTAAGTGAATGCTTAGCCTCATAAATCTTTGACCACGGATGTCTATTAATAATATCGCCTAATATTTTTTTATTTATGCCTACAGTTTTGGTTTCGTCGACCCACTTTGCAACCTTTTCATTTAAGAAATAGTCATCACTACAATCTATATAAAAATCTGTTAGTGGTTTAATACCATCATCAGGACCCGGTACGGATGCAGAACCCTCATAAATATCTGAGATTATTAAATTTTTATTGGACTTACCTATCATAACCTCACATAATTTATTTAGCATAGAGGAAAATGCTCTGTTGGTTTTGTGAAAGTAGACCTGAGAGAATAAACTGGAGCGCGCACCAATAAATTCAGCGATAGAATCAAGCCCACTTTCTTTATAGGCAAGATATATCTTGTCATTTTCTTCTACAGGCACAATGGACATGAACAAACGATTATAATCATATAGACCGCATTTTACACCAGAAAAATAACTATCTCTGAGCAAGTAATCCATTCTGTCTGCATCTATTGGACATGATGATATTATAGATGTCATCAACGGAAGAATGTCAACTTCTTTATTACAGACCTTTGTCAGAATCTGTTGATTACCATATTTTTTATCTATTATCTTAAATATATTTTCCACATCTATTTCTTCGCTTACTTGCGATCGTTTTTTTAGATCATTAAATATAACAAGACAAAATATCAAAGATAAGTGCTCATGTTCAACCTGATCATTTTCTTGGGTTAAAACATCAAGAACCTTATGATATTTCTTATCCAAGAACTCAATTAGTTCTTTTTTTGTGGGCATAAAAATATCAAATTGATGGGACATCGGTCCATGACCTATATCATGCATCAAAGCCGCAAGTCTCAACTCCTGAACATTGTGCTTTGGAATAAGACTTACCGCATTAAAAACATGCCCATCATCATATTTTTTTCCATAACGAATAGTATTAAGATGCAAATTCTTAAGTATCTCATTAGATAAATGAAGCACTCCTAAGGAATGCTCAAATCGGCTATGAACCGCCGAAGGAAATACTTTATATAAAAAAGAATTTTGTTTGATATTACGTAAGCGCTGGTAAAGTGGGTGATTGATAAACTCTATCTCTAAAGCAGTCAAACGGATAATACCATGAATTGGGTCAAGGATTTTTCTTGTTAACTCATTTTCTATATCCATAGTTAAAACCTCTATAGATCAAGTGGTATGTTGTTGGGTTGAGTATTTATTCGATAACGTCTCTTATTCTAACAGTAAGGTCAACATATTTTTTCTATAAAACAACAATATAAAGCTCTATTGATCACTATACATTACTATTAGTAATGCATATGTTACAGTCTTTTGTCATCATTCTGTAAAGATTAAATCAGTCATCTTCTCGCTCAGAGCAAGCTTGCGAGTTCCTCACGAAAACTATCAGTTGAAGTCTGAACTAAGATAAGTAATGACCGCTTTTTATACGATGCGTTTCCACATACATAGAGAGACATACTCGTTTGTCACGTCTACCACTTTGTTATGGCTTTCAGCCAGTCCCTGTTTGTCTACGTAAGTTCCCTCAGTAAGAGCCAGCGGGCCACTTTTCTGGTTATCTGTTCCATGTGTTGTGGTCGGATCCCATGTTGCCCCGGGGGATCTGTCACCAGAACGATGCCAGTGCGGTGGCAGATTATCAGCTTCGAGTTTTACCTTGTTACTCCCGCCGGTCACACCATACTGAGAACCAATCCGTACCACCCTGTCAGCAAAGGTTTCGCTTAAATCAGCCCATGTCTGCCAAGGGAACCGCTCAGCCGGACTTTTTTCGCCTGAAAGAACAATCCCAACGTAAAACAAAGCGTCAACGATAGCCTTGAATCCTTCGCCGTTACTGCTCAGCCCCAGATTCGTAAGTGCCTCTCCAGCGTCGTCTAAATCAGAAAGGTTGTTCTCTTTTTGCAGCGCGCCGTTGATGCGCGAATCATCCCCCGCGGCTACTGTTCCCACCTCGGCGCCCACATTCCGTGTCGCTGAGTTCCCCAGCCCCAGATTTTCCCGCGCCTCGCCAAGGTCGGCTAAATCTGACAGGTTCAGGGCACGGCGGAGATAGCGTTTATCACCTGTTTCCTGCGTGATCGTGGCTAGCGCCGGATCGATAACGAGTTGCACATTTGAGCTATGCGTCAGCGTCAGCACCAGAGTCAGAATGATCTCTTTGATGATGGAATCAGATTGCGCCGGGAGGTACGTCGCCGGGTACACGCCGTAAGCAATGAGCGTACCCTTAGCACTGACCAGCCCCGCCTCTCTGAGCGTTTTACCCGGATAATCCCGGCAGTTGATAACAATCTGACCGCTGATAACCCCCTCATTGCTTGAATCAGAGTCAAAGGTTTCACGGCCAAACTGTCCAAAAAGCGCCGTCACCGCCGCCAGGTCATCGGGATCGGTCGGCACTGTCACGCCGCCACCATCGCCGATCAGCACGGAGGTAATATGCACAACCTCCCCCGCCTGATACGCGGCCTCGATTTCGGCGGCGCCCGCCGTGGTTAGTGTCAGTCCCGTGGCCATTATGCCTCCTCATTTTTCGTTTCTGGCTCAATGCCGTACACACTGGCAAGTCGATCATAAAAATTATCACTCACAGTCTTGCGCTCAGCATCGATATCGCCTTCATCAAGATAAATCACGCCAGCGATCTGAAGCCGGTTCAAGTGTTCCAGGAAAAACGCATCGGTCTGACAAAAGTCGATCAGGCTTTTTAATTGATTGAATGTTTTCATAGTTTGTTCGTTATCCAGTTGCCGGGTAAATCGTCGTAATCGTCCAGGCCCGCACATGCATAAAACGCGTAATAGTGCGCGGTGACGTTCGGCACTTTGCCCATAAATGCCAGGCCTTTGCCGGCCAGTAATGCGCAGCTCCTGAATATTGCCGTTGTGGTGACAATCTCCGGGTAACTCGCAAGATTAAATATCGTGTTAACGTCGCTGTGTAATGACGCGCAGCCGTCAAACAGATAACCCACCGTCGTTACCGCCGTGGTGTTGAGTAATCCCGCCCCGACGATTTCCAGCGCACTACATTCCGAAAAGACATTCGTGAATACCGTGGCACTTATGCTGGCGGCAAAAAGACCGGCTGGCACTGAGCGCAGGTTTTTACAGCCCCTGAAAGTCTGGCCGTAAGAGGTCACCAGCGGGTTGCCGCTGAACAGGTTTTCCGGTATTTCCTCCACGCCGGTATTCTGGAACGTGGCGCCAAACGAGGTAATAAGCGAGCAGGACGCGAACAGCGTCGGCGGAATATTTACCAGTGAGGTGCAACCGAAGAACGTCGATCCGGCACCGGACAGCAGAATGTTGTTTTTCAGCAAATCGCCGGGCAATACCGCCAGTGAGGTACAACCCGAGAATGTCAGCGTTAACGAAGTAAGATTAACGCAACCATCGAGCAGGCCGGATGGTAGCGCGATCAGTGCAGTGCAATCCCGGAATGTCGATCCCATGCCTTTCAGGGACACCATGTCGCTGAATAGTTGTTTTGGCAGTCCAGCCAGCGCGGAGCACTTTTCGAACAAGAAATCGACGGCTGTCACTTTGGCGCAACCGGCAAACATATCTCCCGCGAGAGAAACCAGAGAGCGGCAACCTGAAAACGTATAGCCCAGGCTGGTTAACGCGCTACATCCCCGAAATGCACCGTCCTCCACAGAAACCAGCGAAGTACAGTTTACAAAAGCGTATGTGAATGTCGTTACCAGCGCTTTCTCAGCAAAAGCATCAGCATCAATTTTCGTGAGCGATCCACAGTTAGCAAAAGCGTATGAGAAAGTGGTGACTTTCGCGCAGTCAGTAAAAGACGGGAGCGCCGTCAGGCTGCTGCACCCATAAAACGTACTGGCAAAGGTCGTCACCTCTACGCAGCCGCTGAAAATATCTTTCGCTATAGTTTCAAGAGAGCGGCAGCTGTAAAATGCAGAGGCGAATGTCTGCGCCTGGCTGCACCCGGCAAATAAACCCGCGCCGACCGTTTTCAGCGAACTGCAACCAGAAAAGACTGTCCCGAAATAGGTGACTTTCGACAGACCTGCAAACAGACCGGCAGGAACAGAAAGAAGCTGCGAACAGCCAGTGAATGCACCGCCAAAATGATTCGCTTCAGAACATGTTTTAAACAGGTTGGCGGGAATTGCCGTCAGTGCCGTACAATTCTGGAATACGCCGGTGAATGCGCCGCCCGGAACATCCGCAAACATATCAGCAGGCAAGACAAGAAGATTTTTACACGCCCTGAAGCTATAAGAGAATGTCCCTGCTGAACCGCATCCTGTAAATATTCCCGTGCCGATATTTGCAAGCATTGAGCAACCATCAAACGCGTAACTGAAATTCACCGCAGATACACAGCTGTGGAACAGATTATTGCCGATACTGATCAGGCCGGTGCAGCCTGCAAATACCGATGAGAAGTCGATCGCATCAGGCTGGTTTGCAAATAGCCCCGATGGAACCTCAGTAAGCGATGTACACCCTCTGAATGCGTCTGAAAAATCCTCTATCTTCATGCGAGAAAACAACGATGCCGGAATACCTGCAAGCGACGAGCAGTTGGTAAAAATATTTTTGCAGTTATTCACGTTTGGCAAATCGTCAAATGCTCCGGGACGAATAGCCATTAATCCGGTGGTATCCAAAGCGAACCCTGAAAGATGACCTCTTTCCCCTGTAACACTAATCAATTCCACAACAGGGTTCAGTTTCGAAGAATAGTTAGATAAACGGCTGCGCAGACAGGCGGTTTCCGTGTTCTTAACCGTGATGGTGTATTCCTTTCCCTGTACTAATTCACGTGTAGGAATAACCCAACCTGAAGCTTCACTGGCGGGATCGAAACGGTAGTCCCGGCTGTCAATGCCGTCGCCATAGTCAACCGTGAAACCCTCGTCCATATGAGCAAAGAATATTGGCCTGGTTGCACTGTCGATGCGGGTAATGAACTTCATTACCGCGACCACTTTTATGCTGATCACCGCACTGACGCCATTAGTCGTCGTAACGGTGATCGAACAGGTACCTCGCTTCATGCCCGTAACCAGAATATCGCCGTTTACTATCCGGGCGGTCGCGATTGTTTGATCCGATGTAGTTACCGTAAAGGTTTTATCTTCCGCGTATTCGGGGAGAATTGTCACCGTGACCGTTTCCGCGTCCCCGGGGGCCAGATTCAGCTCGTAGCGGGATAAAACCACCTGCAACGGGACAAAGCGCGGCGTGATTTTCTCCGTGGCGTACATGTAACCGGCCGCATACGAGGTTCCCTGAAGTCGGCCAAATACATGAACGGAAAACCAGCTGCGCAGATTCCTGGCGCGCAGCACCGCCAGTTTTAGATCCTGCTGGTCGTATTCCGTCACCGGCAAATCGTTCTGATACACGTTCAGGCGAAAGGTATACGGATCCCCTTTCGGGTTCTGATTGAACCATTCAACAATATCCGTCCCGAAAGGACTGTCCACCAGGGCATGACGGACGGCGGCGACCGTACCACGATGGCGGTGGATGTAGTGGGCGCGCTTGATCGCATCGCGTTTCTTTTGTTCTGACCAGTTAATATTCCAGGTATCAACCTGATATTCCCACGCCAGCCACGGCAGCAGCGCCAGCGGGCAACTGTCCGGATCTTTAACCCAACGGATCAGATATACCGGCAACCTCTCCAGTGCGGCGGCGCTGGCCCTGTCTATGGCCCGTTCCACGGCGGTGGCGTTGGGTGGCAGAATGCTGGCGGGATAATTAGCGGTCATAGTCCATCACCACAAGATTGATTTTAACGGAGGTGCAATGCGGGGCTTCGCCCATCGTCGCAACGACGTCGGCGACGGGTGAATGCAAATCGACGGTAACAACGCCGTCCTGATGCAGCGCCCCGTCTATGCCTGACCGTGCAGCGGTGGCGTTGATAAGATGCACAGAGGCAGTGTATTCGTTCAGTGCTGCGGTGGCTTTTTCCAGCACCGTGGCGGTGTCTACGCCATAAGGGACGTAAATATCAGCAACCACCTGATAACTCACAATCACAGCGGAGCGGACATAATCAGCCACATAATCCGTAATCGGACGCACGTCTTCCGGGTTTACCGCTGACAGGACTTTATCAAGCAGCGCCTGCGGGGCAGTTCCATCTCCGGTACGTGACAGCACGTAGAGAAAAACGCGTCCTTCCTGGTTATGGGTTTCAGGGCCATAGGCGCGCACATCGAGCACATCCGCATCCGCACCTCGCGCAAAATAGTGATAGGCATTTCTGGCGCCCGCCGTGCTCAGGCGCGCCCATGAGAGCAGCGTGCGGCCGCGCAGCGCTTCGTCGCTTTCATATACGGCGTCCGCCTCGTCGGTGGCTTCGGTAATCAGCAGGCGTTCAGTATCAAAATTCCCGGCGACCTGATCGAGATCCGCCCCCAGGGCGCTGGAAAGCAGCACCGCGCGCACGGCTTCATTGATGCGTTGCAGCAGATGGATCTCGCGATAGGTGAATGCCTGAGCCAGTGCCGCCATCGGTTCAGATTCCAGCAACAGCGCAGCAGACACAGAAGCCTGAAGTTCCGCAGGCATGGCCGCCACGATAAGCGCCCGGATATCAGCCAGCGCCGTTTCAAAATCCGGCACCTCGACGATATCAGGTTGTGGGATCTGAGATAAATCGACGGACGTTTGCACACTAGCTCCTTAACCTGATGGTGTTGCTGGTTTCTGTCATGGTTTCCGTGATGGTCCCGCTCAGCTCGGCGGTCACTGCGCCTGTTTCCGAAAACACCACGTTGACGGTAGTCAGGCTGATCCGCGGCTCCCACTGCGCCAGCGCGATAGCGGTGGCGCCCATCAGCTGCATGCGGGTGACGGCGTTTTGTGGCGCATCGAGTAAATCAGGTACCACACTGCCAAAGTCCCGGCACATCACACGAGAGCCTGTTGGCGTGGTGAGGATTTTTGTCACAGACTGCCAGAGCTGATCGTGATCGGTCAGCGAACCGGTGCCTTCAGGGTTCATCCCCGTGTAACTGGCTGTCATTGCGGGCCTCCTGTAGTACTCCCACCAGACTGCACGCCACCGTGTTTATGTTCATGTACGGTGATCCCGTTTGACTGCAACACGCCGCCGGAATGGAACACATCACCGGCCATCGTGCCGCCGTGGGTCAGTTCGAAAGTGCGTGTTTTGAGGTGGTTTGTGCATTCCACCTCCGGCGTATCCAGCGTGACGCGGGTCTCGGCCTGGATATGCGCGGTTTTAATGCCGGTCACGGCCAGTGCTCCGGCATCGGCGGCAGCGTCGTAATGCAGGCGAGCGCCATCCGGTGCGGTGATGATGATTTCCAGCAGGCTGCTGCCCGTTGGCGGATTATCTGCGCTATATGCAGAGCCAATCACAAATGCGTTCTCAGGGTTGCCGCCCGGGCAACCGATCCAGACCTGCTCCCCTATCGAGGGAGGCAGCCAGATGCTGAATGCCCCGGCGCGGGTGACATTCCAGCGGATCCATGTGGTCAGCAGCCTGCCGGAGCGAACGCGCACCGCTTTCTTGTCGGCGCTGATTTGCTCCACCACACCCTGGCGCAGAATGTTTTCCAGCAGGCGCATCAGTTCGGCATTCATGACGCACCGCCCAGACTGCTGATAACGGCGTTTTCCGTAGCGATCAGGTCTGCCGGGGTCATGCCCAGCAGTTCGCGCGCAGGGTACTGCGCGTAAGCGCCCGGGCCAACTTCATCCTGGAGGCCGTACTGGTGAATACGGGCAATGCGCGCGGCGATGCCATCAAATCCTACGGTGACGCCGCCCGCGTCCGGTCTGACTTTCATAAAACGCAGGGTGCACAGGCGGGTAAACATCGGCGCTTTTTTTGTCTCTGTCTGCGTCGCTGATTGCGTTTTGATTTCCAGATAGCGCTCGATGTCGGCCCGGTAGAAGGTGCGTATACCGCTGCGTTTCTCATCAAAGCCCGTGATTGTCCGGCCATATTTACCGCGCCCGCCCCGCCAGTTTTTCAGCGCCCGGACCTCATTATTCCAGACGAACTTGATCCCCTGCTGGGTGCGGTAAACTTTGCGGCGGCGTGCCGTGTAGCGCCTGCCGTCCGGGTTTTTCTGTGATGCGATGCGGCGTTGTTGACTACGGCGCAATGCCAGACCAATTTTGCGCGCAGTACGGGTGCGCCCCGCCGGGCTGACGCCGTCGAGAATGTCCTGAAAGACCTGATCCAGCTCGCTGAACATCCGATCGCTCACGCTCCGGCCTCCTGAAGCATGCCTTCAAATACCAGCCCCCAGCCTGCGGCGTGGGGTGCCAGCACGCGCGGGCGCGGCTCTGGCAAATGCTCGGCATACGGCACACCGTTTTCATCCAGTTGTACCAGTACCCGCTGACGCACCGGCAACTCAAACATCAGATCGGCGGTGTCATCGTTGTTAATCAGTGTGGTGAATTTAATCTGCTGGTTTTTATCGGGGTTCAGCAGCAGATCGGGCTGATTAAACCAGAGCCAGGCCATCAGCGGCAGCGTGAAGTCGTCAATGCTCCCTGCGTAGTTCATGACGAACAGCACCAGAGAATAGCGATACATGAACGACGGCGTTTCACCGGTAGTTTCAATGCCACCCTCTTCAACAAACACCGTCCAGGCTTCCGGGTTCGCCCGGCACCAGGTATTTGCTTTCTCTATGGCGGCGCGGAGTGTGTTTATCTTCAGCATTTATGGCTCCTTTCGGGTGTTCTGGCGCAGACTGTCCCACTGGCGGATCGCCGCTTTGTCAGCATTGCAGGCATCAAGCGCATCCATCAGCCTGTCGCTGAATATCGC